AACGCGAGGACAGAGGCAAATTTTCCTGCCTGCTTCTCGAAGGCGATTCCAGAAATGGATGTCGTCATCGACTCGGCCTTCTCCCCAGTTGCCGTCCTTGTTGGGAACTCCGAGGAAGAGAGGACGAGGAAGATCACGAATTGCATCAAGGCGAATCAGCGTCAGGCCGAAGTGACCCGTGTTCATTTCGAGAGCGTCTGTGTAGAGACGATCTTCCGTCATTTCTTTCAGAAGCGTTCCGTCGTCGTTCTTGATCGAGAAGAGCGGCAGATCTTTGTCTCGTCCGATCTGAAGAGGACAGAGCGCGGCAACGTCTGGTCGCGTCTCCATGACTTGCCACAATCGGATGATGTCTTCAGCGTCGAAGATCGAATCGTAGTCAACCGTCAGAACGTACTTCACGCCTTCCATCGTGAGGCAAGTTTCGAGAAGACGTTCGAGGCATTGCCCCCAGAAGACTCCGGTCGCTCGCGTGACATCAAAGCCAAGCGAGGCCGCCGCATGATGCAGAACGCCTTGAGTATCTGTCCAACAAACGCGAGGAAGCGACATGATGCAATGGATATCTCGCATCGGACGATTCGGAAACGGACGCGCAAACTTGCGAGCGACGACTGAAATCTTCGTCTTCGTTTCGTTCCATGCCCATCCATTCTTCCCGCGAGACACTTCAAAGCCTGCGAGATTCAGAACGCGAGAGAGTTTCTCGCGATTCCAAAGCGACTTCGCGCCTTCACCGATGAGCATCTTCTCCGTCTCTGGCTCTCCGTCGTTGTAGGCTTTCATCACTCCGTCGAGATCAGGCACTTCGAGCCGGAGTTCGCCTCCGTCTTTGAGTTGCGATGCGATCGAACGAAGCCATTGAATCGCGTCCTCTGTGCGAATTTGCGTCAAGCCCGAGCCAATGTCCGCGCCGTCCTTCAGTTCTTCCATGATGTCTCCTTGCCGTGAGGCTCTGGAATGATAGAGGGGAGGCGGATTTGCCGCCTCCCCACCGGAAAAAGAAAGAGGCTCGAACTTCAAAGCATGAAGAAGTTTGTCACGCCTGACTCCGTGGCGGATGCCACTCCATCGTTCGGATTCGTGAGCATGAATGCCACCGTGTGACGCGCGGAAACTGCGCCTCCGGTGAACTTCAGGTATCGCTTGCGTCCCTTCAAAGAGAAACCCAAAACGATTTTTGGCTGAGTAGCAGCGATGGAAGCAGTTGAAGGAGTGAAGTCTGTACCGGTCACGAGTCCCGGCATAGCCTCCCACGTCGAGTTGTCGTCGCTCTGCTCGATCTTGGTATTGCTTGCAACGCTCGAAATTGTTCCGTCGACTGTCGATGCCATGACGACCATCGCATAAGAAAAACCGCGAGTATCAACGGAACCAGTAATGGTCGTCGATCCTGCGTTTTGTACAGCCGTAACGATCTTGACATTCTGAAGAGTATTCATATTTGTCCTTTCGTGATGTGGGCCGGGAGGATTTCTCCTCCCGGCCCCTATTCAGAAGTTCAGACCGTTGCTCCAGCAGCGGAGCCTTGCTCACTCGCGGAAACGATTCCGTCCGCCGCATTGCCCAAGTCGCAAGTCACAAGGAGAGCATCGCCGGAGTTCGGCCCATACGTCACCTTGAGATATCGCTTGCGACCTCGAAGGTCGACGTTGTAGACCATCTTGGCGATAGTCGTCGCGATGGCCGCAGTCGATGAGATCGGACTAGGCGTTGCGCCTGAAACCGTGCTAAATGAAGCGGTTGCATTGTCGCTCTCTTCGAGAACGTGACTCGATGACGCAGTACTCGGAGCGATTGTGCTTGCAATTCCGAAGACGGTAATCGTCGCGTATGAAAAACCGCGAGTGTCGAACGTCGACGTGATTTGCGTGACGGTCGTTCCATTGCCGCCGCCGGAAATGATTCGGGAGATATTTCTCATGTGTGTTTTCTCCTTTGAATCAGAGGGTCATCTTGATCATTGCGCCGGAGACCGACGACGATCCGACGTTCGCGCAAACGATGTCAACGCGCTCGGTTCCACGAACAACGCGCTCGTCCTGCTCGAAGGCGTTGAGAGCCGAATCGCTAAACGCGATCGAGGTCGCGCGGCGATCGCCGAGATAGCAGGCTTGCGAAAGGTCGCCGATGTAAGCGAAGACTGCGCCGCCGCTTTCGGTTGCCGGAATCACTTGCGTGTATTCAACGGGATATCCGAAGAATCGAGGCTCGCGAATTCCTGCGGTCATCTCTGCGGCAGTCACGCCGCCAGCGGTCAATGCGAGACGTTCGAAGACGCCAGAGTATGCCGCTCGCGAGCAGTAGATCTTGACGTTGCCTCGTTGATAAGCCCATTGCGGCAACTTCTTGAAGCCTCCCGAAACTTCCGCGACCAACACGCCAGAGTATGCCGACGCTGCGCCGTCGCTGATTTGGAAGGTCGGATCAGAGAGAGCAGTATTCAGCCCGACAACGCCGCCGTAGGTTGACGTGCCGTCTCCGTTGAATCCTGCATCGTCTTCCTTGAATGCGAACTGGTACGCGATTTCGTTCGCGACATCGCTCGCGAGGTCGATGATCGAGTCTTCGAGGAGTTCGTTCGAGACGGTCGTTAGCGCGGTCAACTTCTTCGCGACGAGTTGCACGTTGTCGAAGCCCATCGTCGACTCGGTCGCGGCGATCGCTTCGCCGACCCAGAACGCCGTGAGGCCCGTATTCTTGCGAGGGATGCGGAGCGTGTCGCTCGTCATTCGGTAGATCTTCGCGTTGCGACGGAAGACACCGTACTGCTCGCGAAGCGTGACGAGTTCAGCGGCCATCTCGTCAGGAACGAGGAAGCCACCTTGCGAGTTCACGCCTTCAGTGTGAGCCTTGATCGTGATGCCGAAGTTCTTGCAATTCTCGACCGACTTCTTGTGGCCGAGAGTCGCGAGGCACCACGTGCCGAACTTCCAAGCCATCTCCTTCGAGGAGAACGCCTTGCGGCCTGCGCTGTACACGCGAGCGCGTTCCCAAGGCTTGTCGTCGACGTTGGCGACTGCCGAGAGGCCGCGCGGCATCGCATCGAGACGCGAAGCGACTTCGCGACGGATCGACTTCGAGATCTGCTCCTTGTCCTCTTCGCTCATCATGTCGGTCGATGGAGCAGCGGCAGCGATCGTCACGTCGAGCGTGTCTGGATCAACGGCCATGCCTTCAGCATCGGTAATCATGTAGCCTTCGAGGATAAGTTTCTTCTGCATTGCCACGCCGTCCGCACCCTTGATGCGAGCGGCCTTTTCAAGCGCGTTCTTGAACTGATCGAGATTCATCGTCTTCATGTCTGTACCTTTCGAATTCAAAGAAACAACTCTTCTCTTCCGAGCGAGGCCGCGTTTCAAGCGAAGTGCTGTGAGCGTTGCCGAACGTCAGAGCCAGAGCCGACCGCGAGCGCGAGCAATTTCGCGCTCTACAGTTTCAGAGAGCATGATCGACCGTGCCGCCTTTGTAGATGAGTGCGCCGGAATCGAAATCGAAACGACCGTGCGCTTCGGAGGCTCGATGCCAAACCATTTCCGCGCGGAAGCAGGCGAACAGATTCCCTTCTTCACGGCTGTGATGAGTGCCTCCGGATTCGCCTGCAATGGAGCGAGCGAGACTTCGAGCAGTTTCCATCGCGAGTAGATCGTTTTCACGTCCTCGCCGTATTTCTTCTTGTCGATGTCTGTCGCGCGGCGCACTCCTCCGGCCTCCGGCACGTATCCGACCGAGACTGCGCGGACGATGCCTTGGCCGACGAGAGCAGCGGCGACCTCGGGAAAGAAATCGCCAGAGTATCCGTCAGGCCGCTTTGCGAAGACGAAGTCGCCAACGATGTCGCGCTCTCGACGCTTGAGGCCGACCGTCGTTCCGACTGGCTCGGCGTAGTCGTGATTCCAGAAGAGCGTCGGATTCTGCTCGAACTCCTTCGAGTTCATTCCGGCAGGGATCAAGACCTCGCCGTCGCGATCGAGCGTCTCTGCCGTGATGATTGCGGTGAATCCCTTCGCTGTCGAAGTGAGTTCCGCACCGAGTGCCTTCCGCTTCAGATCGTTCATCGCATGATCCTTTCGACTTGAGCGTCAATCGCTGCAATCTCTTCTGCATTCTCCGCGATGATCTGGCGGAGATTCTCTGCTTCCGCTTCAGCGAGTTCGCGCTCTGCTTGCTGCATTTCTGCTTCGAACTCGTCATCGAGCCGAGGCTGAAGAGCGCATCGGCAGTTCGGATGCAAAGGAGGCCCGTCGATCGCTTCATAATCGGCGACCATGATTCCGCCGTCCTTCCCGATGATCTCCGAGCCTTCACCGTAGAAAGAGTCTTCGAGGCCGACAGCGTTCTTCGAGAACGCATCGCTCGCGGCCTCGCAGAACTCGCAAGGATCAGGCGCGAGTAGCCACGTCTTCCCGCTGACTACGCCAGATGCCTTCCATGCTTCGACCTCAGCGCGTCGGCTCGCGCGTTGCGCTTCCGTTCGAGCGATCGTCAAAGCGCGGCGAGTCGTTGCGCGTTCCGCGTCTCCGTCCTTGATCGCCCACGTCTTCACGCGCTCCGCGATCTCTGGAATCGTCTCGCCATTCGCGACTCCGTCTCCGATGACCTTCGAGAACTTGACTGCCGTCCATCGGTTCGTCGAGTCTGCCGCGCGATTCGCGAGACGGATCGACTCTGTTCGAGCGTATGCCTTTAGATCCTCGCCGTGCTTGTCGAAGTTCACCGGAAGAGCCTTGATCTTTTCAAGCGTCGTCTTCCCGAGGATGATCCCTGCGGCGAGCGAGTCTTCGAGATACGGTCGAAGCGCGTCGACGATGTCCTTGCGCCACTTCTTCGATTCGAGAAGAGACTGCACTTCTGCGGCGAGTTCTTGAGTCGGAGCGTCCTGCTTCGCAATGCGTTCGAGGACGGCCTTGACTTGTCGATCGAAGATGCGACCGACGCTCTTGCCGAGTTCATCCTCGCGCTTCGTGATCTTGTCGAACTCCTTGAGCGCGTCCTTGCCGAGATCCTTCGTGAGAACGTGCGGCGGATCAATCTCGTCGGCCTCGATCATCTTCGTCCAGAGATCAGAGAGAAGAGATTTCTTTGGCTTCATTGCCGGAGCAGCGTTTGCCTTCGGATCGCTCGAATTCGCATAGATGAGATTCACCGCATCGGAGATCGGTAGTTTCGATTCCTTGCCGGAGTCATCCTTCAGCGTGACCGTCGTTCCGGTCGCCGATGGCTTCCATGCTGTCATCTGGTAGCCCATCGCTCGGAACGCATTCTCTGCGACATCAATCGTGATCCGCGAAGGCTTCGCAGGGAGTTCGACCGAGTGCGACTGTGGCTTTGCCATGCCTTCCGCCGGAGGAGATCCCTTCGCAGGCTTCGACGTGCGAGGCTTCTTTGGAGCCTTTGGTTTGTCGCTCGCAGGCTTCGATTCCTTCGGAGCCGAAGACGATTCGCTCGATCCGCCGCCGCCGCTTGATCCTCCGCAAGTGTTGCCTTCCTCGAATCCTTCAGAGCCGACACCGCAGTTCTTTCCCTCGATGCAGTCGATCTCTTCTGCGATGTCTTCGAGTGCCTTCGTCCAAGCGTCGTCGATCGAGAGTCCTTCGAATGGATCGCTGTCGCATCCGCAACCGCAGGCAGATTTCTTCGCATCGCTCTTCTTTGGATGGTCGTCCGGCAGAAGATCGAAGTCGGTTGTGTAGTCAGCATCCTCTGGCTTGCCACGACGAACGAGAGTCAGAAACGCATTTACTCGCGCAATGGCCCATTGCTCGCGACCGACTCCGGTGCGATGGCTCGTCGAGAACGCTCCTGCGCCGCGGCGATAGACGGCCTTCAGCATTCCGAGATCGACGCGCTTCCCTTTCTCGTCTCCGTGCTTCTCGTTGTGTTCGTCGACCTTCGCTCGAAGAGCATTCTCTGTGGATTCGCTGATCTCGATTCCGCCGCGCGATCCGCTCGCGGAGCCTTCCTCGTTGCGATCGCTTCCGCTGATGCGCTCCGATGGCTTGGCAGGAGGATCGCCGCCGCCGTTCTTCGAGGAGCATCCGCAGGCGCATTTCTTATTCCGCTCGGAGTTGCGCTCGCGCTCTCGATCGAACTCCTCGATCTTGCGCTTTGCCCAAGCGAAGCCGTCGTCGCCTCCCCAACCGTACCAAGCCTGCCATCCCTTGCCTTGCTCGTCCCAAGTGGAGCCTTGCTTGTCGACTTCGTGACGCTCGAAGTACGAAGCCATGCGGCGGATCGTATCTTCAGAGAGGCGAACTCGATTCATCAAGTCGCGAGCGCGAGCGATTCCGACTGCCGTCATTCCGCGCTCGCTCTCGGGCTTGCGAGCGCGAACTTCGAGAGCGCGGCGAGCATTGTCGGCGACCGACTGCGGAGGACGAGTGTCGATGTCGCCGATTGCCTTCGTCTCGATCTCGTCGAGCGTCTTCCCTTCGGCGCACATCGAATAGGCGATCGCGACTGCCTGATCTTGCGGGTAGCCTTCCTCGATCAACGTCGGAATCTTCTCCGAGACACAATCCGAGAGCGCGTCCTTCTGTTCTGGCTGTGTCGGAAGCATCGGAGGCTCCTCGATCTCGTTTGAGGCATCCAGAGGCCCCGTGAGGCCGTCCGGCGCACTCGAAGCCATACCGAGAGGCGCGACAGGCGCAGGGCCGCCGAGAGGCTGTCCGTTGACGAGAAGAGCGTCGGCCATCGGATCTTCGACTGGCTCAAGGCCTTCGCGCATTCTCGCCTCGTTCGCGGTCATGATCCCGCCTGCAACCATCGAGCGGAGTTTCTCGAATGCGAATCGCTCATCTTCGGAAACTGGATTGTCATAGCAGAGGAACGCATCCCCTTCGATATTGAAGAGCGGAAGGAGATTCTGATTCAGCGTCTCCTCATCCATGCGAAGCAGCGGCAAGATCGTCGTCTGCTTCCATGATGCGAAGCCTACGGTCGCGCTCGCGAGATTCGGATCGTTCGCCTTGAGCATCGAGACGGGAACGCCGAAGACTGCGGCGATCTCTTCGACGATCTGCTCGCGGCCTGCGAGATCCTTCGGAGGGAAAGAAAGAGGCTTGAGGTCGATGTCTGCCGTCGTCGTGAGGAAGCGTCCGGTGCGCTTCGATCCGCGAAGTTTCTCGTCGATCGAGACTTCGAGCCGTTCGAGTTCGTCGTCGTGTGCAGGCGACTTCACGACGAGGAGATAGTCAGGACGCGCCTTGTTCGCGAAGAACGCGACATCCATCTCGTGAATGGCTTCGTTCGCCATGATCGCGCCCCAAGCGGCCTCGACCTTCCCAATGCCGTAGTACATATCCGCCGGATTCGGTCGCTTGAAATGGATCACTTCATCCGGCGCGTATGTGTTCTCGCGCTTCTGCTCTTCGGTCGCGCCGTAGCGATATTCCTTGATGAAGTCTTCGCCTTGCTGACCGGGGACGACTTCGACAAATTGCGAAGGCATATTCCAGAGTTGCACCGGAACGCCGAGACGCTGATCGATTACTGGATGCACGTACGCGTTGCCCGTCAACTCTCCGTACAGAACGCGGAGGACGGTCGCATCGAATCCGTTTTGGTAGGGGTTGACCTTCGAGAGTAACTGGAGGATCGGATGCGCGTCGTCGACGACCTCGAAGTCGTCTCCGTACTCTGCGGCCTTCGTGAGCGCGTATCGACTTGGTCGCTGTTCGAGATCTCCGAAGAGATATGCCTTCGTGCGGCGCGAAGCCTTGCGCGTGTTCCAGAGTTTCGTCGACTGACTCTTATTCCGAACGTACAAGCGAAGAGGCTGACTCGCGACAGCGACGGCATTCAGATTCGCCGCCGCGTAGATCCAAGATCGATACGAGAGAACGGCGGATCGATAGTCAAACGGTGAACGCTTCGCAGGCTCGCCGCGAAGTATCGTCATCGAAGAATTGAAGTACTTCTCCGGAGTGAATGCCGCTTTGATTCGTGCGAGTAGATTCATCAGATGACTTTCACCATGAGAGGCCTTCGCGCTCGACGCGCGAGGACTGCGAGCGCGAGAGCGCAAACGCCGTCGTCGTGTCCGACTGTCGCCTCATAGGAGACGTTCCTTCCTGAGTATCGGAAGCCAAACGACTCAAGTTCACTCCGAAGCCAACCATCGGGAAAGCGGATATCCGCAGTCGAGATCGCGATCTGTAGGCCTTCCATGAGTTGCTGCTTGCTCTGGCTTGTGAATTTAAAGCCTTCGGTTCTTCGACAAACCTTGCGAAGATCTTCGACGATCGGATCTCCGACTCCGGTCGAATCGATCTGCGCCGGAGCATTGCCGATCATCTTCGCGAGTCGCTCGCGCGTGACGTTCCACGGTGCTTGCCATCGTTCGAGCCGACAGACGCGGCCCTCAGCATCGAGGCCGACTGCGACCGTCCAGTCTTGGCTCTTCGCGAGATCGACTCCCCAAGCCTCTGGAGTTGCCGTCGACATCGGCGCGATGCAAGCGCGGATCGCATCGAGGCCGAACGGATTGCCTCCGTCCTCTGCGGGAATGCCTTCAAGTTCCTGATCGGCGATTGCCTTCGGCAGACTCGCTCGCATGGCTTCGACTTCCGCAGGATCGAGAAACGGATTCGACATCGAGCCGATTCGGAACGCGGCCCATGCGCCAGTCGTGTCTCCTTCCGCTTCGAGGAATAGACGATGAAAATCGCCTGTACCTTTCGGCGTTCCGGCGAAGATCGCGCTTCCCTTTCGATCGGCGAGAGTCGGTCGAATCGCCGCTCGCCAGATGTCGAGAAGGCCGACGACGAATCCGGCCTCGTCGATCGCGACTCGATCATAGAAACGGCCTCGGCCTGCGTCAGCGTCTTCGAGCGTCCAGAAGTCGATCGTGCCTCCGGTTGAAAGTTCGATGCGCTTCTCGACTCGATCGTGCTTTGAGATGAGCGGCAGGAGAGCGCGTTCAAGATCGCGAACTGGCTCGGCAAGGTACTTGTATGAAGGCGCGAACCATGCCGTCCTCCTGCCTCGGATCGCGTCGTTGAGAATAACGAACTCTTCGAATTTCGTCTTTCCCCAACGACGGCCGATCTCAAGCACGTTGAATCGTCGCAGTCGACGGAAGACATCGAGTTGCGAAGCATGAAGAACCGACTCTGGAGTTGGAACGCGAATCTTCACGCGCTATCCGCGAGCCGAGGCTTCGGAGCCTCGAACGGCTCGATCGTGACGACCTCTTCGCGCCTCGTCTCATCAATCTTCTCGCGCTGTCCAAGATGCTGCTTGCCGAGCCAAATCAGCATCGCGACGTTGCCTTCCTTCGCCTTCTCATACTGCCAACGGCGAAGGCTCATCCTCATCTCATCGTATCCCTTGTTGATCTCGGTTCGGCATCGGCGACGAATCGTCGGTTCTGCAACTCCGCAGATCGTCGCGATCTCGGCATGAGTGCATCCGATCGAGGCGAGAGATTGAACAAGTTTGAAGTCGATTTGTGCGCGAGGCCTACCCATTCGCTTCCTCCGCATTCAATCGCTCGATGATCTCAAGCAGGCGGATCTCCTGCTCGCGGCGCACGTCTGCCGCGATTTCGCTCGCGCGATGCACGTCGACGAGTGAAGGATGAACCCACCAGTCTTCAACCGGAACGAGGAGATATCCGCTCTCGTTCTTCGCGATCATTCGCACGTTCTCGGCGACTCGGCGATATCCGTAGCCTTGCAAGATGCCTTCCATCGCGAACTTAATCGATTCTTTCCCGCGATAGAGATCATGCTCGACGGTCGCGATCGCGAATGTCATCTGATCGAGCGGAAGGCCGTATAGCGCGGCGAGCGTCGACTCTGGCGGTTCAAGATCAAGCGAGAGATAGTCGAGCGTCCCTTCATTCGCATCCGCGAGCGTGAGGATGTCTTCCATCAGTTTCGGATCAAGCGCGTTTCCGTAGAAGAGATTCCGCGCATCGCGTTCGGCCTTCAACTGCTCGACTGTCTCGATGTCGGCAAGGATGCCGCGCCATCCGGCGTACTTCTCAAGGCCGAATGTGTTCGAGTAGTTCTGCGGATGTCCTGCGCCGAGGTCGACGAAGAGTCCGCCTTGCTTGCGATCGAGCGTGAGCGAGACAAACACATCCTGCCCTGCCTGCGAGAAGTTTCGCAGTTCCGTTCCTTCTTCTTGCTCCATGATGTCTCCTTTATGCGGCGAGGATCGCATCTCGTCGAGCCTGCGTCAAGATCGAGACTGCGACGAGATAATCCATGCCTGCGATCGTCATCGAGTCGCCTGCGTCGATCTCCTGCGCTGCTTGCGCGAAGGTTAAGAATCGCCAGACGATCGGATCGGAAACAGCGCGGCCTCGAACTATCTCAAGTTCCGACTCGGTGAATCGCTGAATGAACTCGAAGGCCGTCCATCGAGGATATCGAAACGTGCCGAGATCATAGATGAGGCCGACTTGCGCCGAGCCATCGTTCGGAACGCATCCGTCCGGCCTTTGATCGGCGACGACGAGAGAGATGACCACGTTTCGAGAATCCAGTTGCGCGAAGTTCATCGATTCACTTCCTGTCTGAATTCGAGGTTGTCGATGTAGAAAGTTCTCGATGTCGTTCCAAGTGCTTTGATGATCATCGCGAGTAGGCCTGCGGTGATCGATGTTCCGCTCTGAAGATTCGCGGTCACGGTTGCGACTCTCACGCCGTCGATGAAGAACTCGGAGATCGAGGCATCTGGATTGATGATGATCTCAAGTCGATACCAAGTCGACGCGGCGACTGTGATACCCGTATCGACCTGCGTCAATGTCGACGCGCTGTCGACGACGTTCACTTGCCACTTGCCGGAGTTGATGTTGTCTCGATATCGAAACACTCCTCCGCAGGCTTCCGTGATGAGCGTCGTCTGATTGCCGAATCCGATCTTGAGGCCGTATCGATTCGTGCCATCCGAGAGAGAGGAAGGCGTGAGGATCATCGCGGACATCGAGAGCCGACCGTATCCAAATAGGATCTGGTCGACGAGCGGAGTCTGGATCTGTGCGCGTCCCGTCGTCGTTGTTCCTGTCGCGAGCGATGCGATTCCGTATCTGCCGGATACTGCGCCGATCGCGCCAAGGACGGAAGTGAAAGCGACGGTGGCCCCGGTTCCAGAAGTCGCGGACGCGAACGGCGAGACGATGGCCATATCTGAAGCCTGCACGATGAACGCGCGAGGATCGTCATAGTCTGGCTCGATCGGGATGAGTCGATTCATTTCTTGCCTCGCGCTCGATCGAATCCGTGCAACTTCTCAAACTCGACAAGTGCCTGCGGATGAACTCGGCGATCCTTTGAGAACGGGATTCGAATCCCTCGAAGAATTCCGTTGTCGATCCACTTCGAGACGGTTCTCATCGAAACTCCGAGACGTGCAGCGACTTGGCCCGTCGTCAGCCACGGGACATTCATCTCGCCCTCGATCGAGAGCGGAGGCTGAATGCGCGACTTGGCTTTATTCGTCGACATATGAAGGAGGAACGAGATAGTAGCCTTCAGGAATCTCGACGCGATTCGCGGAGAGTGTCCACTCGCCATTCTCGCGAATGTAGACGTGTCCTTTCACATCCGGCCCGATTCGGATCGGAGACGACTCACGGACGAGTACCGTCCTTGGGCCGCAGGCCGTCAGAAATACGCTTCCCTGCACGAGAGAGAGAGTCAGGATCTTCTTGACCATCGGTTGCCTTCTTTCCTTTGTCGAATCGCTTCTCGATCCAAACGAGGATCGCGACGACGAGTGACGTGACGAACTCAAGCATCTTCGCCTTCGAGAGCGCGGATGCGAGCGCGAAGCGATTCGATCTCATCCGCTGCCGTCTTAAGTTCGTTTCGCACTTCGTGCCACAGAGAGAATAGAGGAGCATCGGAGAGAACGCGGAGTCGCGACGGCGAGTCAGTCGCGCGAGCAAGCCTCTCTCGGTATTCGAGCGCGACGGCGAGCGTCTGCTCAAGGTCGATCATCGGATGCCTTCTTGCTGACTCGATACCTTCGCGTCCCGCGCGAGGATGAGGCCGATGCCTGCCATGATCGCCGCAGCGACCGCGCCCCAGTCCGCGACCGTCACGGGATCGCCGTCGAATTCAGCCTTCGCCGCGCCTGCGATCGCGACCACGATCGCGAGGATTCCTGTCGTCGTTGTGCGCCAAGATGCCTTCGTCATTTGATCCGCCTTTCGAGCGATTCTAGTCGCCTCTGGATATCTTCGAGTGTTCTGGAATGGCTCGCGTCATTCACCGCCGCAGAGGCCTGCGCCTTCGCGAGATCCTGCACCGTCTCCGCGAGTTTGTCGATGTCGGTTCTCGCGACTTCGAGTTCCTTGGATTTCGCGCCAAACGTGAATACGAGTGCGGAGAATCCGACGATCATCGTCGCGATCTGGCCGATGCCGATCGCAGTCGCAAGCACGTTCTTCTGTGAGCCTTCCGCCATGCTTCGAAGATCGGCATCGGCGCGTTTCGACTCGCGTCCGCTCCTTTTGTTGCACGATCAAAAAGAGACTCGCCGTTCAGCGCGAACGGCGAGCCGGAGACGCATCGACCAGAGGCGGATCGACGCGGGAGTTGGTTACGAGAGGCATCCTGCGAGGGAGAACGATAGCAGGAGCATGACCATGAGCCAGAGGGTAAAGGCCGCGATCGCTTCCTTCAGATTCGGGAAGAAGTTGTCGCGGTCGCTGTGCATTTCATCGAGTCCGTCGTTCATTCCGTCCTCCTGATCGAGATTTCGACTCTCGGCGCGTCTCGATCGACTTCGAGCCGTACGGGAAGATGCGTGAGATTCGCGTCGTCTTCGACGATGCCTGCCGAGGCGATTCCGTCGAAAGCGGCCTTGAGCGAGGCGAGCAGATTGTCTCGGTCACGCCGTCGCCGATCGCGGAAGAAGAAGACAGACTCGACCTCGGCGGCCTTCCATCGGCTCGGGAAACGCTGAGAGACGAAGAAGGAGATCGAGCGGTACTGCTTGATGGCTCTCGCCTTCGCCTGCCAACACACGCGAGCATTCGGCGAGAGTTGCTTTGCCGGAAGCGGAAGGACGATCCGGATCGTCATTCCATCAGGAGTCATCGACGCATCGGAACGCGCCTGCCGCGTCGGTTGCGCGGCGAGCGCGGACGACGTGCGTCCAGAGGCTCGCGTCGTTGTTCTCGCGCCATTTGCGCCATGCGTGAACTTCGCGCCGGAGGACATTCGCTTCGCGGACGAGCGCGAAGTTCCGCCGCCGGAGTTCGGCGAGTTGCAAGACGAGCCCTTCGATGTCTTCTTTGCTTTCCATGCCATCGCTGTTTCGTCCTCTGGAGAGTGTGGCTTGCGTCCTCATTTGCTCCTTCTCTTCTTTGCATCAATCTGCTCGCGAAGTCGCTTGATCTCTTCCGATGCGTACCACATGATTTTTTCCTGCCTCGAAATGAGATCACTCGCATCGGAAACTTGCGCTGCGAAATGAGCGAGAGTCAAGGTCAGATCTTGGCTTGTCAAACTTTGGTGTCGAAGAAACTCCTTCAAGATCGCAAGTCGATGATGGATGTTGTTGGTTTGGTTCTTGTGCGCCTCAAGCAATGCGAGAACGTCGTCGGTCATTTGCTCATCCTCCGCGCCTGAAGTTCGCGGATATCCGCTTGCTTCTCTTTGATCTCCTCGCGGAGTTTCGCGATCTCTCCTCGGATTCGTGCGATGCGAGTCTCAATCGAGATATGAGAGTTCCACGGATGCGATGGCTTCGGTTTGACGACGGTCATGCGCTCGCCTCCTTGAAGCAGTCCCAACCGCGAGCGCGAGCGGCATCCTCCGCGCTGATCTCCGTCAATAGATGCACGATCCCTTTCTGGTCGACGACATTCAATCCTGTCGGATCGTATCGAGCGTAGATGCAAAAGAGTTGTCGCGCATAGTCTCGCTCGACGCGCAGTTTGTCGTTCTCGGCGCGAAGTCGATCTCGCTCCTGCGCCAGAGCAAAGAAAGCGAGTTTGATCTCATGCAAGTCGATGAGGCCGAGATTGTGCGAATCATGCTCGTCGTCTCGATCAGCGTGAGGATCTTCCGATTGAAGTTCGAGAAGCCAGTTTTGAAGTTCCTTGAACCGTTTCTCGATGCGCTCAAATTCCGTCATTGTTCTTCCTCGTCTTTCTTGAGTTGCCAAACAATCATGAGACATCCTCTCGTCGACATCCTTCGAATGTGAGCATCCTGAAGCCATCCTGCTCGTACGAGTTCTGTTCGGCGTTTGCCTATTGAGTTCTGATATATGCCAGTTACAAAAGCAAGTTCCTCATCTGTCAAGCCTTCTGGATATGCGCGGAAGGCGTTGAGCGCGATCATGCGTTGAGTCCCTGCTTTTGTTGAGACCTTCTTCGCGGCCTCGATGGATGTCTCTCGATCGTTGGTGCGGTGCATACCGAGCGCGAATAGCGAGCCTTCCGGCGGCGGCGCGTTTCCGGCTCGCATCATCGGATCATGCTTCATCGCTCCTCCTCTCTGCGCTCGATGCGAATCGTGCGATCGAAGCACAATGCGACGGTGATCTTCGCGTCCTTCGGAACTCGCTTCATTTCGAGGAATCCGAGATCATCGCCGTTCTCGGCGATGAGCCAGATTCGATCGCCTTCGTAGGCCTGCCGGATGACGCGGCCAAAGTGCGACGGTTTGTCGATCGGTTGTTTCATACGGTGGCCTCCTCTCCTTGGGAGGGAGCATTGCTGCTCCCTCCCGTCCGAGGAGACGGCGCGTCCTGCGCTTTCGGATTTCCGATGATAGCAGCACGGTCGAGCATTCCGCGAATCCATTGCATTGCGACGAGATCTTCCTCGGTCGTCGCGATCGAGCGCGAGAGAAGAGATTCGAGGCCTTGTCGCGCTCGCTTGGATAGATACGGTCGATTCATTTGATCGAGATCCTTGTTCCTCGTTCCATGAGATTCGCGAATGGAAGATTCTCGCCTGCTTCGAGTCGAGCGCGAATCGCGTCCTTGTTTGCCGTGACGATCGTCTTTCGTTCGATCGCCCACTCTGGCAACTCTTCCGGCCCGACGCGGAGATCGAGCGGAGGCTTGCCGCCGTTTCGCGTGAGTGCGACTCGGAATCGCGCTGTCTCGATCTTGGGGAGATTCCGCGTTTCCCAAATGAATCGCAGACGCTCGCGCAGGCCTTGCGCGGCCTTGTCGTCAGCCTTCGCAAGATCCGCCAGACGGTCGGCCTCTGCCTGCCGCATTGCCGATCGCGCTTCGAGTTCCGCGATGAGCGAGCAGTATCGATCTACCTTTCCCGTGAGATCCGATTCGAGTTCGCGTTCCCATTCGGCGAGCGCGGCCTCTGCCTGCGGATCGGATACGTCTCCTCCGTTCTCATGGAGGATCGTTTCGAGCGCGGCGAGATCCGCGCTGATGTCGTAGATAGTTCGATTCATTGTGTCTCCATTGCTGCTCGCACCTTGCGAGCGTAGTCAAGTGTACTTTCTTTCTTGTGACCGCGAGGCCCACCGTTGTGAATCCTCGCGACGGTGTCGATCTTCCAGTCTGGTGCGTACCGAGTGAGATACGCAAGGACGACACGCTCGGCGATCTCGCGATTCTTCACGCTCTCGTATCCGAGAGCGCGAAGAGTCGCATCTTTCTCAGTCGCGTCGAGCCAGTAGCCTCGATGGATCTGGTACGCGCCGAGAGCCTTTCCTTTGTCGCCGATCGCTCGATCTGGATCGGCCTCGCCGCCAGTCTCGACCATGCGAATCGCATCGAGAATGGCTCGAGTGTCCGTGCCTTTCGGTGGAGCGATGAGGAGGAGAGTAGATAGGAGGATCGAGGTCATCGAATGCCTCTCTTTCTGTCCTCGCGCTCGATTTCATCGATGCGCTTCGCGATGCGCGAGAGTCGATATTCGATCATCACGATTCCGACGAGGATCGCGACGTACCAAAGGAATGCGATACAGACGAGGAGATCTTTCATTGCTCGCCTCCCGTCTGCTGATCGAAGAACTTCCGATACTCGCTCGCGAGCATGAATCCGTCTTGATCGCCTGCCTCGCAAGCGAAGGCTTCGCCGTTTTGATATGCGATCGGTACGAGATCGGAGAGATCCTCGCGATCGGCTTCGATCAATCCAACGACGAGGAGTTCTGCTCTGCGTACTTCGAGGAGCGGATACCAACCGTCCCAGTCGAGAGCCTGAACGTCTTCCCAAGTTGATCCGATGGCCTGTTTGAGTTGATCGCTCACCGCGAGCCTCCGATCGTGAGCGATTCGCGCTTGACCTGTTCAGGACGACTCGTGCGCGAGTAGTGCGCCGGAATCTCGATCGATCCGGTTTGTTCGAGTTCTTGAATCCAAGAACCAGAGCAGGCGCGATCGAGCATCGGATACTCTCCGTGAATGCAGCGGAACGGATCGCGCACGAGTTCGTTGATCGCGGAGATCGCGAGATCGAGTTCGAGGTCGGTCAATTCTTTGATGTCGGTTTCGTCTTGCATGGTTGTCTCCTTGTCTGCTCCTCGCTCCGTGCGAGGCTCCGGCCTACGGCGCGGATTCGAGGAGCCTCCGAAGAGGCTCCTCCGATCCGAGTCGTTCAGCGGATCAAGATTCGTTCGATCTCCAGTCCGTACGAGACGAGATGTGCCTTGGTTCCGATCCGAATGCAGCACACATTTCGCGAGCGATGTCCTGCTCAAGAAGGCGCATCGATGTCGATACGCGGAGATGCGTATTGATCTTTCGCGGGAAAAGGCTCCAACGATCATCTCCATGATGAACGGCGAACAATTCGAATGTCGAATCGGAAGGCGAGATGAGAAAGACACTAATCGAGTTTCTATGAGCGTCGATCGTCATCGTCGCATTGAGCGCGTTGAGTCGATCCGTGAAATACGTCGTTCCGAGCGCGTTGCGAATGTCTGAAAGAATTTGGATGATCGTTGTCATGGCTGTCTCCTTGTTCTCGCGATCCGTTCGCGAGTCTGGCTCACGGCGCAGATTCGAGGAGCCTCCGAAGAGGCTCCTCCGATCCGAGTCGTTCACTTCATTTGAGCGCGAAGGTTGCGCGTCCATCCGTTGTAGTCGACGAGAGTCAATTCAGACTTTCGGCACTCGGCCTCGATGCGAGCGCGACCTTCGTCGGTCGTTTCTTTTTGCCACTTGAAGTCCCATTGCAGGTGACGAATCTGAGCGCAGTATTCTGCGTGATTGCCTGCATCAATGGTTTCTCGAAGTTCTTCGAGAAGGAGCATCGAGTGTGCGCCAGAGTTTGCGACTTGCTTGAGAGCGCGGTCGCGAGCGAGGATGAGTTCGAGTTCTTGTTTCGTGACCTTCATGGCTGTCTCCTTTGTTCCAAGGCTCCTTGCCTCGGTGGGATGAGTATACAGAGATTTCGGCTCGCGCAAGCGAATTGCTTGAGCATTTCCGAAATTTCCTGAAGATTCTAGGT